AAGCTGTACCGCTGTGTGTATGGCTCGGTATCTGGTCTACGGTCAGTGTGGTGTTACCAGATGACTGAGAGCCGCCTGCCGCGCCAAGCACCGTACCGTTGACGCCAGACACCGCGGCTGTAACGCGCGCCGCCGCCGTACCGCCCATGTCGTCTTTACCGAAGACGGAGCGCCCACGAAGGTCCGGTAGGTTGAACGAGTTCCCATCAACAGAGCCATAGGTCGTTTGTAGGACCGCGAACAAGTCTGCGTATGTCGCCCTGCTTACTGACTGGCCGGCGCACAAAAGCCACCCTGCCGGCGCTGTCACACCAGCAAAAGCGACCATGGCGCCGGTCGGCGTTCCCCTGACGGCCTGAGCCGCGTCAATGGCGATGCGCGCCGCTGCGGCGTCAACGGCTGTATAGATCGCGTCGCCCGTTATTGTCGCACCAAGCGCGCTGCGTGCGGCTGCTGCGTCCACAGCACCTAAAACCGCCAGACCTACTTCAGAAGCATCTGACGCTTGCAGAAAGGACTCCAAAACTATTTTCGGAATCCGCATGTCAATGGACGCGCCGACACCCCATAGCCGGGCCAAAGTCCCATCTTGGGCGCGGTCAACAGTCAAAACATCGCCCGCGCGAGCGGTGCATTTCACGATTTCATAGTTCACGCCTAGCTGGATCGTGGCGTAGAACCACTCGCCAGCCAAGGGGAGCGGAAAGCGGTTCCCCGTGCCGTTCGCGACCGTGAAAGATGTATCCGATAGCTGCGCCTGCACCGCTAGAGTAGACGCTGCATTGTTCTTGAAAATAACGGTCATCTGTCCCTCACGCGAACGGTGCGAACTGAACGAACAAGGCGTTCCGAGCGCGCCCGCCGTCAGCCATACGCCTTACGTCGAACACCCCACGTTCGTAGTACCATTGGTGATCAGGCGCAATGCGCTGATTGGTGTAGGGCTTGTCCGGTATCCGGTACATGCGCGCGAGAACGCCGTGAAGAATGGTCTCGTGGTATGGCCGCACAACGGCTGGAAGCGCTGACTCTGTCATTGGGAGTAGAGTCAGCGCGACCTCGACCTCGATAGGTTCGACGACATCCGCGGTGGGCGTAGGGTAAACCCCCACAGTCCGGTCGTCTACAAGCGCTACCGCCGTCGGTAAGCCGTCCTGCATCGTCGCGAGCGGGTTTGTGGTCAGCAGCAAATCGCGCCCGCTATAAACCGCCCCCAGGAGGAGCGTGGCCGATTCGTGATTCGCGATACCAAGGGCGTATTGCTCAGTCCCGTCGCTAGGGGTGAGCGCAATCGTACGCCTCCAAACCCGTGAGCGCGCGAGGAAATCAGAGACGACCCACCGAGATTCTAGGTCAACGACTTCAGGAGGGGCGCCGGTAAGGCGCAGCAGCGCCGCTTGGCGAATAGACTCCAAAAGCCCGAGAGTCTCGCTCATTGTGGTTTACCCCCTACCAGCGCCACGCCAAACGCCTGCATGAGCAGGATAGCTCGGCCATCTTGCGAGAACGTGTCTTCGCGCAGGTCAGTGCGGCCCGCGACGTAATTCACCATTTGCGGAAAGAGCATATCCGGCAGTGGGATTATGGTCGCCATATTCGCAGCGGTGTAGAGCGGTATGGAATCGCGGAGCGTCGTCAAGAATAAATCTGGGCGCAGTCGGCGCGCTTCTGACACCGCCTCAGTGACGTACATCGCCATCTGATCATCCGACACACGGAAGGGCGAGCGCTCGTCCTGTATGATCACCCTGGCTGCACGAATCACGTTCTCAACAGTGCGCGGCATTTCGTCCCCCTAAAGGAAGTAGCCCGCCGTTTGGCGGGCTACCATTTACGCCTGATTAGGTAGGCGTACCAGCGGAAGCATCCGGCTTCGCGTACAGTTGGGCGTACGCGGTCGGGTCAATGACCTTACGGCCATAGACCTGAAGGCCGCGCATCAGGTTGCCGAACGTGCGCTCAGAACGCATCACTTCCATTTGCGTCATCTGCGACGCGAAGGTGAAAGCGTTCTTGTGGCCGGCGTAGATGTACGTCGCACCATCCGCGTCGTTACCAACCACACCATCCGTAGCCGAGGTCGGCAATAGGTTGGAGTTGTACAGCGTGAAGCGGTCAATCATGCCCAAGCGCCCGTTACGAGCAACGGAGGTGCCGTCGCCGGTCAAAGACGCATCGCGCAAGTCAGAGCGCTTGAGCAGCGACGCAGCCCAAGCCGGAATCACGATCCAACGACCGTTCTCGGGGATGTTCTGCTCGTCAAGCGCCTGCCCAAGCAGGATGATGTAGTCAATGATGTTCGTACGAGACAGCGTGACAGGCGTACCAGCAACCCCGAGGTTGATGTTCTGCGAGATGCGCCCGGCGCCCGTGCCGCGGTTGCGCGCCGTGGCTTGGTTCACCAGTTGCAGCAAGCAGTCAGTGTCAATCACGATCTTCATTTGCTCAGAAGCATCAGCCGACCACTGGTTCATTTGGTCAATGTCGGACTGAATCTTCATCACATCGTCAAGATGCAGATTGAAGTATTTGCCCTGGTCAATGAGCATTTCCAGGGTCGGAGAAGATGGGCGGTCAACCACGAGTTCCTGATTCGATTCGTAGTTGCGAATCGTGATCGTCGGGCGCGTACGCATGATGATCTTGTCACCATGGCTTTTGATCTCGCCTTCATAATCGGTGTTCGAGATCGCGGCGAGAACCGTCGCGTCGTAGAACTTCTCGATGAGCTTCGTAGACCAGATTTCAGGAATGAAATTGGTCGAGTAGGCGGGGTTCGGGTTCGACCCAGAAAACGGCGATGCCGCGATAGGGTAAGCCATTGCTAACTCCTGCTGGTGGACCAGCAGCCTATCGCGGCTGCCGGCTCAAGTGATTGGAAAGGGGATCATGCGGCCTTCACCCGGCCATCGCGTTGAGCTTCAGCAATGTCACGCTCGATGCGGTCCTTATCTTCTGGACGGCTCCGATACGCTCCACGCGACACTTCGCGATAGAAGGATTGGATTTCCGCAACTGTCCAGACTTTTGCCCCAGGCTTAGCCGGTTCCGGCGTCTGCGAGGGCGATGGCTTCCCAGGAGCGGCGAAGTCCTCAAGCGTCGGGCCGGTTGTCGGCTGTTGGGCGGTGGCCTCGGGAGGCTCCGTACCAGAAGCCGGCGCCGCACCCGACGCCTTTGCACTTTGCGACTCCCCCACGCCCTGCTGGCTCAGGAACGCGGTAAAGATGCGCGCTGTATGCACATCATTCAGGCTTTGAACCGCCATGTCAAGCGCATTTCTGCGGGGCAGGTTGTAGAGGGGGTCAACTTCATCCAACCATGCGTTGAACTCCGGCGAAGAATCGACCCTCTGCCAGTCCTTAACCGCGTCCCCAAGGCGCTCCAAAAACCGCTCTTTCGCGGTCTGCGCGACTTGGTTCTTCGTTGTGCCGACAGCCGCGTTCACGGATTCGAGCTTGTTCAGAAGTCGGGCTTCAAGCGCCGCTAGAGCCTTGGTGACATCCGCCATGACATACCGCTTGGCGAGGTCGAACATATCCTGGCCGTAGACCTCCAACTCGTCTTTTGTTGGGGGTTTATAATCCGGCGAGTCAGCGATCTGGGCTGGCGCCTCAGTAATTCGCGCCCGCAAAGACTCGATTTCAGCTTCGAGTCGCAACCTAGCCTCGCGTTCCCTCGGCACCTCGGCATCGTAGCGACCGCGCCAAGTGCGCAGGTCGTTTTCTGCTTTGGCAAGTTGTTGGCGAAGATGCTCAAGTTCTTCGTTCACCGGGGGCTGAACAACGTCAACGGAGGGCGGTGCCTGTACAGGCGCGGGCTGCATCCCTCCGCCCTCCGTCTCCGTCGCAGCCGGCTGCTGGCCGGGCTGCGAGTCCGCTTCCGTAGTACCCCCTGTGGCGGAAGCGGAAGCAGAAAGCGTCTTGATTAAATCGTCAGCGGCAGCGGCGCGTGCCCTGACCGCCTCTGGAATGTTTGATTCACTCATTAGTAAACTCCTTTTTGCTTGTTGGAGACCCGCCGGTTGTATTCGTCAATTCGTGCGTCGCACTCAGACATCGCTTCGCGCAACTGTCGCAGCGACGCAAGATGTCCGAGCATCTGGTATGTCGAATACGGGCAGTTGGAAGCATTAGAAAGTGTGGTCGTAACCGACGATTCCAACTCAGTCAGGCACTTATAGAGCGCCTCAAAACTGTGGGATGAAGCCCGGCGAATCGCTTGAAATGCAGTTTCAAGCGCCACCGGGCTCGCGGGGGCTTCTGTCATGGCGTTTAGTACGCCTTCGGCGTGCGGTTGCGCACCTTCGGGACTGCGGCGCCGGTCGTCATGGTGCCGCCCATGGGGTTCATGCTGGAACCGCCGCCCTTGGCGATGCCCGGCAGTTTGCCCTTGGACACGACCTTGGAACCCTTGGCCGCACCCATCTTACCCTTACCACTCATACCCTTCATCATATCGGACCTCATTGCGGGGCTTGTGATTGCAAGTTCACACGCGGCCCCTCAATCGCGCGTGGACCTGTTTCTTCGCCGCCCGTCTGGTTTCCCTGGGCTTGCGCAGCGGCTTCATCCTGCGGGGCTCCCTGCGGTGCCGGGGACTGCGCCATGGCGGCTGCTTGCGCCGTTTTCTCGCGCTGGATGAGTTCTTCGTCGCTCGGTACAACTGACTCACCGTCGAGCCCGAGAGTGTTGGTGACGGCTCGTAGAACCGCTCCACGACCGCGGATGCCAAGAATCTGCGTATCAACCGGGTTCGCAGTAGCCTGAAGAAACTC